CCCCTGAGCTTGTTTGGCTTAATCTCGTGACCTGTATCGCGTTCAAATCCTTGTGATGATAATTTATACGGCTGAGAGGTTCAAAATAGAATAGGAAATGCTAGATTGAGCCACTCTGATACCACACAGGAATTGAGCCACTCTGATACCACAATCATTCTGGCTGTGAGCCACTCTGGTACCACAATCATTCTAGCTGTGAGCCATTCTCTCTCTAGTGCCGCAGTCATTCTGGTTGTAAGCCACTCTGATACCACAGGCATTCTGGCTGTGAGCTACAGTTCTTAACGTAGATTTAGTATTTCCTAACTCACCACATTTTGTCATATTGAGGTTTGCTGTGTGTGCTACCTGGCTAACTGCCAGAATGTTAAAAGTGGTTAACAACCATCTGGTTTAACATGGCTTAATTCTGAGAATTTTCCTATGTTATTTTTTTAGCATCCATAAAATAGCCTGAAAAAAATATGCCAAAAAGTTTCGTGTTTCGTATATTATTTGTATATTTGCATATCGGAAATAACGAACGAAACAACTGAGATTACAAACAAAGTTTAACACAAAGAGTTGCTCAAAAGTTTTTCCGGTTCAAATATAATTAGTATATTTGCATAGATAAAATATAACAATAAAAATTTGCAGCAATGAAAGTAAACAGAAATTACCGTTTCGTATTGACGAACATTCCGAACAGTATGTTGGAAACAGGAGAAGTAAGAATTGACAGCGAGGAAATAACCGGTGAGAGAATGTTTGCCAGTGAGTGCCACTACTATGCCGAGAAAAATATCCTCGAGTGTATCAAAGATGCAGCAAAATGCGATGACCTGCGCAGCTACTACGAACACACCTACTGCATCTACAAAGAGGACAAATCGAAAAAGGAGACAGTAGAGCGCGAAGAGGACGGCAATAAAATTACCGAGACAAGAGAAATACCTGGCAAGGCAATGCTGGTTGAGGTAATTACAGTAGACGAGAACGGCATAAATATTCGATAAAATGCGAGAGCTTTATGATTTGTTGCCGGTTGTTCCACGACAGTGGGACGTCGGATTGCCGGATTGCCGGAGCCGGATTGCCGGAGCCGGATTGCCGGTTGTTCCACGACAGTGGGACGTCGGATTGCCGGATTGCCGGAGCCGGTTAAACCTGAGTGGCTCACAAGAGAACGAATTGATGAATATGCAGCAAGAATGAATGTAAAATAACCAACATTATTTTAACAATTAAAATTTACAGTAATATGGTAACAATGAAATTTTCAGCAACCAAGTCAGAAACATTGTTTTTGACACCGACAATTGCAGTTGAACAAAACAACTCAGAAACAGCAATCCGATTTGCTCTTTGGCACGGCGTGTTCAGTGTAGAGGTAAGCAAGAGCTACAAAACCGTAAAAGCTAAATAACATGGCAAGAAACGAAATGTTTGTAGCGGCTTATAGGTTTGAAGTTGAGGCCACTCGAGAGAATTTGGACAGTATGGAGAACTTCATAGAAGCCATTTCGGATTGCGCTATCGTGTCCAACGATAAGGGTTGTGTAGCTATCATAGTAGCGTCTTCAGATGCTTTAGGGACAACGAAATTGGCTAATATGGCACTAAAATTCTTTGGCAAGGAGGGATATAATATAAGTACTCTCGGACTCTTAGGGCCATTTAAGAAACTCAATCGATATTTTTTAACATAAAACTTGGAAAAAAGTTCCCAAAGCGGCTCAATAATTCAAAAAAACATAGTATATTTGCAATATCAAAATTAAACAATAACATTTTAATAACAATTCAAAATTTACAGTATTATGGCAACAAAGAAATTTTTGCAGATGACAACGAAGAAGCTGAATGCTCTTTTGGCAACAGCAAGTGACGAAGACAAGAAGGCTATCGAGGCCGTACTCGCAGCTCGTGAACAGGCCCAAGTTTCAGTGTCAGGAGAAACACAGTCTGAAGTAGCAAACTCTGTACAGGAGTTCGAAGATACAGAAAATCCATTGACACCAGAAGAAGAAGCGGCTATCAAAGCAGCTGAAGAGAATGGCGGAATTAATCCTATGAGTAACAGTAGCAAGGCAACTCAGGAGAAAAAGCCAAAGATGACCGATGAGGACCGTCATGCACTGGCCGAAGAGCTGAAGAAGAATGTTAACCACCGTTGTCAGGCAGTTCCTTTCAACACCGCAGAATGGGTTGACGGCTATATTGCCGGAGTGATTGAAGAGAAGCGCAGCAATAAGGTGCTCTATGCAATCAAGACAGACGACGGACGCCGCATCGTTAAGGTACACGACAGCAATCTTATTCGTATTCTGGACGAAGTCATTGAGCCAGAGAAAAAAGTCCGCGTTCGCAAAGCAAAAGACCCGGTAGACAAAATTGAATGGACACCGGAAGCAATTGCCGAAGAGATTAACGAAGTTATCGGCAACGTAGGTAAAACGGTAGAATTTGAGAAATACCGTACTACAGACGAAAACGGCGAAGAGCACATTGAAATGGTAATCGGCCGTATTGTGGCAATCATGCCTGACAAACGAGCTCAGCATTTGCTCTACCGTATTTCAGTTCCGGCTCCTATCGAGGGCAATCCGCTTGCAACGAAGACTATGTACAAGGTTGCGAAAGCCGAAGGCATTAAGATTGCCGAAGAGCTCGACGAAGAAGGCGCACAGCTCAATGCCAAGTATCTGGAGCGCCGTGAGGCAGCAGCAGCCCGCACTCCACTTACTCCTCAGGACCGTGTAATTCGCTGCGAGGAGAATGTGAAGAAGGCAGAGGAGAAGCTGCAGAAAGCTCAGGAAGAGCTGGAAGCCAAAAAGAAGCAGCTCGAGAATGCAAAGAAGGAGCTGGATAAATATTTCGCCGGTCAGGCAAATGGAGAAACTGCCGAAGCTCCTGCCGAAGCTCCTGCTGAGACTACAGCCGAAGAGGAGTCACTTGCATAACACAGCTACCTGACACCGTTTCTCCCATGGAGCCGTCTCGAAAGAGGCGGCTCTTTTTTTGCTGCATATCTAAATATGCGGCTATTTTTGTATTATTACGATTTGTGTTAAGATATGTAAACTCATAGAAACATGCTTCTTTCGCGTTCTAGGACACTTTTAGGCTTTAGGTGTACTATAATATGGGTTGACTCAATTCGACGCGATAGAGGTCAAAAGAAGTGTATCTGTCAATGTATTTTTATAAAGCCTATAATATGAATTGAGGCATGGACTTTCCTGAGCTTTAAGCCACCAAGCAGTTATATAACAAGCAGTTATATAAATAGCTGTTAAATTTATGGCTAAAAAGTTGACTCATTTTCTTGGCTTCTAGGACACTTTTATTTGAGAATAATAGTAATCTAAATCTATAAAAAGAAATGAGGAGAGAATGAACGAGAATAATGAAATTTCATATATTTTCGAGGCATTTAGAGCTCTATATTTTTATTTTGAAGCCGCAATAAGCCAGTGAAAAATTTTTATGTTAAAGTCTGTAAAACAGTAATTTACATCAAGATTATTTTGTACTTTAGCCTATAAAAGAACAAAAGTAAAGCTGTTAAAAAATGTTACACACTAGAACACATAAAGGCCGCATGGCTATTATGATTAAACAGCTTATGCCTGAGTGTACAAGCTGCGTAGCTCGCGTGCACATGCACAGCGGATTATGCAGCAATTGTCCACATTGGACCCCGAGTGTGGTACAGGAGTTAACAGAGGAAATGGCCGAGAGAATATCCGCCACAATTGGACAGGAGAATATCACAAGGCCCAACGAGAGAATTGTTGAACAAAAATAAATAATTGCAATATGGAAATAAATGAACAAGAGAATACCCAAGAGGTACAGCAAGAGAATTTGCTTGATGGCTCTCAGTCAGTTCAAGCAATACAAGAAGGAAATGAACTGCCAGCAGCTGTTCAATTAGTTCAGCCTCAAGCTGCTTTAGATGAAATAGCAGAACTTGAGAAGAAATATCGTGAAACTATAGAACGGGAGAATAAATGAGCAATTTTGTTTTAGATTACAGCAAAAAGCAGACTTTGCAAATATCAAATGATGCTTTTTGCTTTTTGTATTATGGCGAAGAGCCATTAGACGAAGACAATTTGGAAGAAGCCAATGAGGTATCTGAAATGTTTTCCAATAATTTTTATATAGAAGATGATTGGAAAGCGGTTGATGACTCAGACCTTATAGAATGTACTTTTGTTCCGTATGTTGAAGACCAAGCCGATTATGATGAATATGAGGACCTTACTAAATATATTCAGCAGCAAATAAAATGGCTTGATGCAAATCATATTAGAGTGTGGTGGTTTAATAACCAAACTGGGACGAGAGAATTACGTGGTGATTTTAAGGTTTATACCAATAAATATGGTCTTAAGTGTTTTCATACAGGCAATCAAGATGAGGATTTTGTGACAGGAAAAATGAGCCTGTATTTTTTGAAGAATTTCAAAAAGCGTGTAGCTTAACAAGTGAACGAGAGAAATATAAGGCAGACTACAGAAAAGTAGTCTGCCTTTTTTTACATTAAGCTTTCATCTTCTTCTATAACGAGAGAATAACCGACTCCTCGTATGGTTTCTATAGCTACTCGGTCATCCATTTTAAGCATATTTCGCAGCATGTGCATATGGACATCTAAGCTACGTTTATTAAAGTAGTTATCATCAGTCCATACTTGTTGCATAAGTATTTTCTTAGGTAATGTTTCGTTTTTATAGGCACATAATAAAGCAAGAACTTGACTTTGTTTATTATTAAGCTGTGTTTTTACATCGCCTATAGTAAGAATTTTATCTACTGTATTAAACAGGTAATCGCCTATCTCATAAGATGGCTCTATACTTCTTACTCGCACACCACATCTTTTCAAAACAGCTTTTATTCTTCTTATAAGCTCTTCAATGTTATATGGCCTTATAACGTAATCATCTGCACCTTCATCGAATGCTTCAATAACATACTCATATCCGGCCTTGTCTGATACCATTATTACTGGTATCTTATCATCTGATTTGCGCAAAAATTTTAATGGCTTTAGCCTCATAGAGGCATCTGTTGTTTTATAATGGCTTAATATGCATAAGTCATAATTCTTTTCTCTGATTTTGACTAGTATATCATTCTCAGTTGAGGTTATTACTTGAAAGCCGTTATACGCCAAATAATCTACCAGGATTTTACAGTCTTCATCTTGATAGATTAAAATTCTTGGCAATGCTAATTTAATGTTATTACTTTTCATACCATTTCTTTAATCTTGTTTTGCAAATCGTTATATAAAACTTCATACCAAAATGGATTAAGCCTTAACAGGTCAAAGTATGAATATACGCCTTTTTGATATATTAAAGAGACATATTTAAGCTCTTTGTCTGCTCTTTTTTTAACATGCTCATGATAGAACTTTATGGACTGGTCTACATTTACCAAGAATGGCGATTTATGCTCCATAAGAACTTTTTGCTCTGTATTTTGAGCAAAGTAATATGGGATATTCGGCATTGCCCAAAAAGTTAATCCAGCACCATATTCCTCACTTGCTTTATATAAAAAGCCAGGGCATGGACGAATTGAGTCAGGATATAAGCTTTTACATATTCTTAATCTACGTGGAATAAAAGGATTAAGTAAAGTAGATAATCGCTTGTTTATATAAGTTGAGTATTTATCAGCCATTCTTGTGTGTTCTTTAACAAGTGATGAAACTAACAGCTTAATCCTTTCATTTCCTATAGGGTCACTCAGGCGTATATATTCTTGCCTGAAAGCTTCACGCTGAATACGTATTCTGTCTTCTTTAAGCCGCTGAGACTTTTTCCTTTTAGCTTCTATGCAAGCCATTACAGCTCTGCGCTGTCCCTCAGGTCCAAACAGTTTTACACCTTGGCAATTGTTTGTACCCAAGCCTGTCCATGACATTTTATCTCCATATCTAGCTTCAATCTCTCTGTTTTCCTGCTCTTCTTCAGATAATTCAACATGCTCTTCTTCCAAGGTAATTTTTTCAATTGCCTCAGATTGAGCCTCTTGAATATCCTCATCATCGCTTTTAATTTCATTGAGAAATTCAAAGAGTTCCTTTTCAGTTAGGTCTCCGTATTGCTTAATATCTTCCATGCCACTTAAATAACGACTTGATTATATCTTTTCCAGCTTGCTTGTTAAGCAATCCAAAATATGCGATTGCAAGCATGAGCCTTGCTATTTTATGCAATACCCAAGCTAATAGATATATAGGGAAATAAAGTACACCTACATGTCTCCATAAAAATTTAAGCACCTTTTTCATCTTCTTCCTTTTTATCCATTATTGTTTCTACTTTTTCTCCCTCTTCTGCTTGCTTTAATTCAGCATAAGTCTTATGAAAAGCTTCATCACCTATTCCTTTAATAAAAGTTCTAAGTGTAGAAGGATATTCGCTTGCATTTATAGTCTTATCGACTACTTTCGCGTAAAGAGCAGCAAGAGCTTTAGGTCCAAATACCTTTTTCTCTTGTAATCTTTCAATGGGACCTCTTTTGAATTGAACATCTGGATGTTCATTCATAATCTTCGTACGAGTTAAGTACAAGTCCTTAATCAAAGCCTCAATATGCTTTTCAAACTGAGGCATTTGAATAATGTCAATAACTTTCAAATCTTCCGGCTTCATTTTTATAAGTTTTTAAGTTGTTGTTTATAATACTTTTCTTGCATATCGAAATGTCTCTTATATATATGCAAATCATGAGCAAAATGGTAATAAGTGCCTATTGGCACACCGAGCTCATCCGCAACTAATTGTTGAAGCTTTGTCCAGCAATATTGGTCATTGCAAAAGCCATAAACCAAATCATTGCTTCGCATAGTTACACACATATCAAGAGTTCCTATTTGAGGCTTAATATCAAATCCGACTGATAGTGTACAAGGTGTATCATATTCATAGTCATCTTTTTCTTTACCGTCAAATATAGTAAACCAAGCTTGACGAGTATCTTTATTCTCTCTAAGCTGTTCAATGCACTTTGCCAATTGGCCATTGCGAGTCCACTGCCATCCATAATTAGAATTGACAATGTTATCTCCACCATGCATTTTATCCCACATAGGAGCATGTTTTTTAATTTCAGCTACACTCCTATCTCCAGACATATACCAGGCATATTCGCGCTCTGCATATCGTTCGCTGAATTTGCGCCATTCTGTCGTTATGATGCGCTGTTGAGGATTAAGTAAATAAAAACCAACATTGTAAACAGCTTTTGTTCCAACATTAGTGTTTATTCCTTGGCCCATAATAAAAGCGTATAGATCTTCAAAAGCCTCAGTAGCATTTTTATAAGATATGTTCATACGTTATTCTCTTCTTTATCTTTATAATCTAATATAAGTGCAACTCCATAATCATACCAAAGAAGCTCATCAAGTTCTTTTTCAGTTTTGCAATCATATTTACATAATTCAGCTTCTAAATCCATCGGACTTTCAATGTGAACTTCATCTTCTATATACTTTGCCATATCATTTAACTATTTTATTAGTGTTACTGTTATAAACTCTAAACAACAATTCTTCAGCTTCCTCATTCATGGCATTGCAAATACTTATTGCTTCTTCCATAGATAAATCTTTAAGCTCTTCATCGTCGTCATTAAAAGCGATTTCACCAGTTATTACTCTAATCTCAAACGAATTGGTTAAAGCAAATGTTTTAGCTGCATCGAGTGCTTGTACGCCTATATAATGTACAGCATCCCAATATATGTATGACAAGGTATTTGAGCCATCCAGTATCTTGATATATAATTCTCTCAACTTCTCAGGCTTAAACATACCTTGCTCATCCATTCGCCTATATTCAGCAAGCCATCTTCCATAACCATTTGTTGCTCTAAATCTGTTAGCATAAACTGCTACAAATCTGAGAAACTGGTCTGTATAGATAACTTCAGGTATTTCTACTGCTTTCTTTTTCATTGCTTAAGATTTATATATTCTCGCGCGCTCTAGAGCCCATGCATTTTTCTGAATATATTTCTTTTGTTTCATACTTTGCATGCGATATTACGCACGAGAATAATGCATAAATCAATTCATTTAATAATTTCCAGTCGAGCCCAGAGCTCCATCACCTCTTTCAGAAGAACGGCTGAAAAGCTCTGACTCAGAAACTTCTTCAAGTCCTTCATAAGACACAGGCACAAGAATAAACTGCGCTATCTTCATACCTGGTTTAATGTGAACTTTAGCTCTACCGACATTCACAACGTGTATATGAATTTCACCTTGGTAATCTTCATCTACAATCTTGGCTCCGAGGATAACGATGCTTTCAAACGCTTCTGCCTTTGGTGTTCTACCGGCTCCAAGGCATGCCCATTTAGATGTTACTACTCCAGACTTGTCAGCGGCCATAAGCATATATCCTTCTGGAATTTCCATCTTAATACCTGATGGTATCAAAACATCAGTTCCTGGATTTACAATAAAGCCTTTGTTACTGCCAAAGTTAGGAACGAAAAAATCAATTCCTGCTGCTTTACCAGTCCCACGAACAGGGGATTTTACATTTCTTATTTTTGCAAATTTCATGGTTACATTATTTTAATGAGTTCCTTAGCTGCTGTTTCTACAGCTCTAGCAAATCTATGTTCAACTTCTGGACTTATAAGGCTGTAAACTCCTTCTTTTTCAAAAGCATCAGCCATGATAGCTCCAATTTTTGAAAGCTTAGGATTAAAAGCGTTAATGCCATGCTTATCCATAAGTTCTTTATTGTACTCATACTTAATACCTCCTTCTACAGGAATAAGCTTGGCTATTTCTGCATGAGCATTTGACTTTCTGCTCGTAGGAACAGTGATAACAATCTCCTGATTGGTTGTCATGCACATATCTGTGCACATTTCCATTACTTCATTGAAGTTGCGTTTAAACTCTCTTGGAGTTACTGAAATTAAACTTTTCATAATGATGCCAAATTAGCAATTAAGTTCAACATATCTGTTACATTAAATCGTCATCGAATAAACTTGGTTGCTCAGTGACTTTAGGAGCAACTTTTACATCTCCCGGCTTACGCTTTAATACCCAAAGAGTATTACGTGAAGCATCCGGGAACATAGGAGCCATGATATTGGCAATGAGGTTTGAGTCATAATACTCTTTAAGAGCATCAAACATTTTCTGTTGCCAATCGTTCATCAGTGGCTTATAGTCTTTAGCTGAAGCAAATGTACCGAAATTCTTTACTATGTTGAAATGCTTCAACAATATGCCTTCGAGTTCCCAATGGTCAAACTCTTGCACATCAACTCCGCGACCATCACCTGAGTCATAAGTATGATTACCAGCTGCTCCTACAGATGGGTCATAGTTTGGAGTTGAAAGGTAATAAGTAGCGTTATTATTGCCACAAGCCTTAAAGTTCTCCAAAAATGCATCTGCATTCTGTTTGCCAACATGCTCGAGCACTTCAAAAGCACAGACTTTGTCAGCATTAAACTTGCTGAAATTCAAATCATGTTTCACAAGGTCAGCAACATAGAAATGAGCCCAAGGTACATTGGCATACTTCTTAACTGCCTCTTGAATTGTTTTTTCGCGAATATCGATACCGATATATTCTTTCTGCTTAAGCTTGTTTCGGTATAATACCTCAAGCAAGTTAGCAGCTCCACAGCCAAAATCAACAATGGACTCGCCAATCTTGGCTTCTTTCAAGATATGAGTCCATCGCAGATAATGCGCAAATTGGTCTCTGTGGAATACGTGGCGCTCAAACGCCTGGTCTGGTCTGAGGTCTGTTGTGTTATACACTTTTGCCATAATTATTGTTTAATTTTATCTCTAAGTTCTTTATTATTTTTTTGATAGTTTGTTAATAGTCGACACAATGACGGCAAATAATAAAGCCGTATATACTAACAGTAGTAGCCCTTGTATACATTCACTATGCACATACATCATAATAAATATAGGCGAAATCACTACACATGCTATCACTATTGCTATAAGTGCAAGGTATAAACCTATTAAAAAATTTTTAATAAACGGCTTCATAATTATTTGTCATTAAAAATATCTTTATGCTCTTCCAGATAGTCATTCATAGAGCCCATGTAAGCTACTGCGTCAAGAAGATTATCCTCTTTGTGCGCATAAGCCTCACGTGATAACTTAAGAGCTATCATAGCTCTATACATACCAGCAGTTGTTATTTGTTGGTCTTTGGGTGACATCAGATTATAAAGAGCAGCAGCTTTTTCCATTGATGCTTGAAACGGTCCGTATTGACGCTCTTTTTCTTCTGAGCGCTCATTTACGATTTTATTTGCTTGTTCTAAGATGTTAGCCATGATTATTTACCGTTTTTATAGTTAATACAATCCATTTTACAAGAGTCGGCCAATAGCTTATGAACTTCTGGGTTGTTCCATTGAGAATTCATAAGATAAAGCTGTGCATCTTTCTTATATATTTGAGCTTTTGTATATCGTTCTAAAGCTTCTATATACTTAGTATTTTGGCCTATAGCACTATTCATATAGACAATACATAAAGCTTGTATTACTATGATAACACATAGTCCGATAATTATTTTCTTCATTACACTACTAAATTTTTAAGTTCTTCTTTTAGTCTTTTTGCGTCAGCACCTCTAAATGTTTGAGCATTTGCTAAGAAGTATCTAACAATATCTCCTGCAGTATCATAAAAATACATAGCATTCGGATCTGAAGTATCAAGTGTTAGCATTGCCTCTAAATAAGGCACTGCACCAAAATATACATTAAGCCATGTTGACTTTATATCTTTAGCTATTTGCTGAAAGGTTCTTTTCTTGTCCATTTTATTATCTTTATTTAGATATGCAAATATACTAATTTTCTCCGAGAATAGAAAATTTTTTCATTATAAAATGCACTCACTTAACACTTCTTAAATTGGCCAGATTTTATTGCTCTTCTGGATATTCTATTTGCAGTAATTCTTTGCAAAATTGAATAACTTGCTCATAATTATTATATGCAGTTTGAGTAATAATTCTCCGCTGAAGTAATGTTAGCTTATTTTTAATAATAAACTTATTTATATTAAGAGAGAGAGCTTTATCATTGCATCTTCTTTTATCTCCTAACTGAATAGCTAACTGAGCATAATGAATACATTTCTTTATATCCTGCGCTCCATTTTTAGCTCTATACCTGCTAATATATTTTATAATGCATCCTTGTATAAAAGAGCATCTTAAAGCAGTTATAAGCTCTATTGGTTGCATAGCCATATCTTTATAATGGCTACCACCTATTTGTACATCTGTTGCTTTCATATCAATATACTTTACGTTTACGATTATCTGGCATATACCCATTTGCTACTCTCAGTTCATCCATAAACATAACAGAATTGTAATGATTAGGAAACTCTTTTATCACCTTAAAGCTTGCTGTTTTATCTTTCACAAAGCTATTATCGTCTACAGGCTCTACATATCCAAGTTTTACAAACTTATAAAGATACGCGGTTTCTGAGTTTCTACCTGGCTCTTTACCAAGCAGAATTTCTTTTGAACTTACTACTTTGCCAACATTGTCATTTACAAATTTTACCATTTCCAGAAATACTGGAGCTTTTTTACCATTTCTTCCCATATTACGTATATTTTTTATATTTGTCAATTTTTGCTTTTATGCTATCCATTAAGGCATTCTGCTTTTTATCTTTATTTTTCAGTGCTCTAATAGCATCTTCATCATGAGTGCCTTGCAATATCAAATGATTTATAACAACATGACTTTGCTGTCCTTGCCGATATAATCGAGCATTAAACTGTTGATATAATTCAAGACTCCATGTTTGCCCAAACCAAACTATTATGCTACCTCCTGCTTGAAGATTAAGCCCATGGCCTGCTGATGCTGGGTGAGCTAACATGACTTGTATTTTGCCGGCATTCCAGTCTTCAATATCTTTATTATTTTTAAGCTCTCTTGGCTTATATTTTTTAAGATATTCCACGATTCTATCCCTATCGAATTGATAGGTCCATGCTACAAGCACAGATTGGCCATTTGCATCTTCAATTATCTCCTTAAGAGCTTCAAGCTTAATATCATGAATTGGAAATACATTTCTTTCTTCATCATATATAGCTCCATTAGCAAATTGAAGTAATTTATTTGAAAGGGCAGCAGCATTAACTACATTTACTTCCACAGGCTTTTCAACAAATACTGAATTGCCATTTTTGTCTTCTTGCTCAACCGTTTCAGTAGCGCTTATTAAGTCAAGCACTTTATTTTTTTCAAAGTCATCATATTGCTTCTTTAGAGCTTCAGGCATTCTAAGCTTTATATAGTTATCTGTCCTAAACGGCATTTCAAGATAATCATCGGCTTTCATGCTTATGCAAATATCCTCTATTTTCTTATGTATTAGATATTCTGAGTCACTCATCAAATCGTATGAATATACGGCATGACCATTCGTTTGACCTGGCCGAAAATACCTTTCTCTATATCTGGATATTGTCTTTTCAAGGCGCTCGCCTCTATCCATAAGATATATTTGAGGCCACAAATCAATAAGTCCATTTGGAGCGGGTGTACCAGTTAGTCCTACTAACCTTTTAAGATAAGGTCTTGCGCTGCGTAATGCCTTAAAACGCTCTGATTTATAAGACTTAAAACTGCTAAGCTCATCGACTACTACCATATCAAAAGGTAATTTGCCTCCTCCATATAAAGCACAAAGCCATGCAACATTATCTCTTGATATGATATAAATATCAGCTTTTGTTTCCATAACAGCTGCTATTCGCTGTTTAACAGTACCTATAATCTTAGAAAAGCGCAAATGCCTTGTATGTTCCCATTTCTCTGCTTCTTCTTGCCAAACTGACTCAGCCACTCGTTTTGGAGCTATAACTAATACAGAATTAACTTCACAATAATCAAACATCAAATAATTTATAGCAGTAAGAGTTGATATGGTTTTGCCAAGGCCCATATCTACAAATACACCGCAAAATGGATGCTCGACTATATGCTGCACGCAAGCTAATTGGTATTTATGTAAATCTGTTTCTTTCATCTTTTGTTACTGTTAAATATAGCTAAACAAGCTAAACCAAACCAAGCACCTATTATAAATGCAACTATGTTACTTATCATAAATTATACTATCTATAAATTGTTCAACGCCTTTTATCGTATCTATTACTTCAACTCTAAAACCCAAAGCTCTAAGCTTATTGTGCATATATACCTGTATGCGTTTAGGCTTTCGTCCAGTTGTTTTTAATTCCACAAAAACTATTTTATGGCCTGGAAATAAGCACATTCTATCTGGTAAGCCTATAAGTTGGTCACACAGCAGTTTTATACACATGCCACCATTTATCTTAACAAGCTCAACCAATTTGCGCTCTACAACTTTTTCACTGTCTACTGTCTCTTTCTTCATAAGTTAAATTTATTGAACTTACAGTTACTCCAAGTATTTGCAATGACCGGTTAAGCTTATCTTTAAGATTTTTCTTGAATTGGGCTACATCATCGCAAGCATTCTCTTCTGTTACACGGTTTTCATCATATTTTATTGTTCTTAAAGAACCATCGGAGAATTTGCATACAGCTCTTAGTATTACATATTTCATAACCTGGCCATATAAATGTTATACTCACACTTATCCAAATTAAATTCCAGTCTGTCAACACAAAACTTTTGGCCATTGTATATAACAACCGTTTTGACAGATGGAATATGTTCTATATTTCTTGTTACAAGAAGCACAGAATTACGGTAATTTCCGTATTGCATTTTATAAAAATTTGCTATCATAATAAGCTATCTTTACGTTTATAGTATTTCTGTTTACCATATAAAGGAAAGTTCTTAGTGGATGCTATAGCTTCCCATTCAGGCAATGACCTAAGAATTTCATTAACCTCCCTGGTATTATATCTTGACATTTCTGTCTTATCTTTGCCGAGGCACTCACACCATACTTCAGCAATGCAGACAAAGTCTTTTTGCACTGTACCGTTTTTAGACAATGGGTCTTCAAGCCAACGTCTTCTGTCGTACAGGTCCATTTTATCCCAATCATCTGGAAATTTAGTATTAAGATATTCTTCAATAATACCTTTTCGCTCATCTGCTTCTGAGTGTTTATGTTGCTCAATCTTAGCAATTATATCTTCATCACCAACGAGGTATAAAGGCTCTTTTGCTAAATATAACTGATATGCTTCAGCCCATATTTGATTTACTTCATCTTGCGTGAGGTCATCATTTACGGACTTTGTAGCATATTCTGGTCTTACATCTATAGGCATAAATCGTCTATTTCCTGTCGGGTCACGTAAGAAATCTTTGTTGTTAGTAGTACCAAAAAATACACATTGCCTTTTATATGTTTCTACTGTTCTACCATACGCCGGCCTGAACATATCTTCTCTTTTTGATATGTAGTGCTTGATTGACTCTACTTCTGCTTTCTTAAGGCCTGAAAGCTCTGCCATTTCAATCAGCCACGCCCCTTGTATCTGCTCAAATGACTCCTTGCCCTGCACAGTCGTGAATGTATCTGAGAACCATTCCATGCCGAGCTTTTTAACGAAAGTACTTTTATATGTTCCTTGTTCTCCGACAAGTATAAGCGCTGTGTCGAACTTAATACCTGGCTCGAATACCCTCGCAACAGCCGCCACCAACGTCTTCCTAATGGCGGCTCTAGTATAAGCGTTATCTTCTGCTCCAAAATAATCAATCAATAATGTATTAACTCTCGGTATGCCATCCCACTTTTGAGCACATATATACTCTCTTATCGGATGGAACTTTTTCTTTTCAAATTCAAGCGCAAGCGCGTCGTCCACTTTTTGACTTGACACAATGCCGTAAACACACTCAATGTAATTACGAACACCAGAATAGTCAACATCACGAAGAGGCTCCACAGTATCGACTTTACGCCATGGTAACGAACGTGTAACATATCTTTTATTATCAAAAATGTTTAGCTTAAATACATCTTTTAAGAATTGGTCATGCTGAATTATTATATTCAAGTTATTGGCAGAATTATCATATTCGCCTTTTGTATTAGCGTCAAGCTCTTCTGTCCATGAAGTATCATACTCTTCAGGAACTTCTGCTTTTGCTTCTTCCGCAAACTCGAATTTAGCTTCAGCAAACTTTTCTTCAGCAATATGCTTTTTTGTTGTAGAGTCCTTAGAGGCAAATTCTTCCATTGCATTAAAGCTCTTTTTATCTTTGTCTTCTTTTTCTTTGCCTGTATCTAAATGGCCAAATTTATGTATGCGAACTAAGTCAAATGCATTACATAGTCTACCTCCAGCAGGGTCTGTTCCATGATGAGAATATGCAAATTTATCATCATAGACTATTAAGCCCGCAGCTGTAGAGCCATTTATATACGTATATCGCCCTTCTCCAGCTGGTGTATATACATCTGAAAGAAAAGTCTCAATGGCTTCTTGTATAGTATAAGTACGGCAGAAAACACCAATTATGCCTTTTTTATCTTCTGGGCCTTCTTGCTTTTTGATAGCTTGCATTATTACATCTGCGCTATCTGTAGCAGTTGGCCATTCGCTCGTATCATGCCAATCATCATATAGCCCAAGAATATAATCAGCTTCAAGGAAAGGTCCGTCTTGAAATTCAAAGTAGTACTCAATATCTGATGATACAGACGGCCAGAACATAAGTCTATTTACATCAAAAGTTGACTGGTCAAACAAATCAATGTTTAGGTCTCCAGCGACTTTTCGAGCAATAGCTTGATATTCTTCTTGCGATACTTCTCTATCAAGTGGAATTATCAATCTGTGTCGTGGCTTTTCAGGGCATGACTTATGAGTTGAATGAATAACCGCAGCACAATCAAATAACATTGTAAAATCCCACCAAAAGTTCTCATGAGAAAAGTCAATATCCAATGTAATTAACTGGCGGTAAAGTACATTTGTTTTATCACGTCTACCATTTGTAAGAAATCCGCCTACAAATCCGCCTACATCTTTTATCTTACTTTGCTCTTCTTTTGTAGCACTCATAAACCGCTTATATGTTTCAGCGGTTACTACAGGAGTAGCTAGCTTTTGAACTAAATTGCTCCAAGTAGTTTTGGTATTTTTCCATACTTTACTTGAAACATTTAGTCCAACTGCTATGCTCAAGTTTTCATCATATTTCAATTTATCTACTTGCATAAATACTAATCATTTTTGGTAAAAATCCATAACTCCTCCATCTGCATTAAGTGGAAGGTCTTGTGCCCACAAAGGTGGAGTTGACATGATTTTTACCAAATTATCATACCATAGCTGAGCATTCTCTTCTGGAACCTCTGTTATAACTTCATCGTGTATTGAACCCACAATTCCATATCCAGCTTTTTCCATTCTAAGCATAGCATCACCTAACAAATCTCTTGATACAGCTTGAACTATATTTTCTGTTAGTTTGCCGCCATAGGTGTCTATGCTTATCCATTGTTTTGTTGTCTGGTCGATGCCTCTATAGCACAAACTTCGAATTGGAACTGTAGAACGGCCTATTTTCTTATCTTTGAATTCAGGCTTATAATAAAATAGCTTTCTGCCTACAGGCAATTCTATTGTCATAAATTCACCGTCACAATCAAATATAACATTTTTACTAGTGCACTTAACGGCTCTGTGGTATCTTACCGCTTCTTTAGAAGCCTCATCAATCTCTTTCCACATATCAACTATATTAGGATTAGCCATGCGCCATTTACGTACCAGACTCATCATTTCTGTGTCTGAAAGACCCATTTTATCACCGCCCATGCGCTTTAATGCGCCAAGACCGCCTTCATAGCCAAGTGCAAGTTCTGAAATTTTTGATTTGTCACGAAGCACTGAGCCTTTTTTAATTTCAGACTTTGGTACTCCAAACATCTTTTCTCCAGTTGCTTCATAAATCTTACCGTCGCCATGAAATACATCTAATCGCCACTTTTCATCGGCGAGCCAAGATATAACTCTTGCTTCGATAGCTGAAAAGTCAGCAACTGCATATTTCATACCTTGTGGTGGTATAAGTGCTGTTCTTACAAGTTGTGAAAGAATATCTGCAACATCATCATACATCATCTCAACTGTTTCCCAATCACGGGCTCTGATTAACTCACGCGGTACTTCGATATGCGATATATGGTTTTTTGATAAGTTCTGCAACTGCAATAGCCTACCTGCCCATCTGCCAGTTCTATTTGCACCATAGAATTGAAATGTACCACGGACTCTATGGTCTTTCATAGCACAATTGAGCATAGCATAATACTTTTTAATTGAAGTTTTTGATAACTTTTTGCGTATATTAAGCAACTCAATTACATCTGGATAGTCTGCAAACTCTTTAAGCAGGTCAGGCATTGTTTCTTTTGAAAGTGACAATATAGCATTATCTGTTTTCTTTTCTATCCATTGCCGAATTTGTACAGGCGAATTTGGATTTTCAAGACCTGTTAATTGCTGAGCATGCTGAGTTAATATAGAAGTATAAGTATTATCTACTGCAATAGCAGACTCTGCTAACTCCATATCCACCAAAATACCTCTATCATTGATATTCTGGTCAAGTACGTACATTTCTCGCTCAATCTTTGGAATGATATAAGGTTCTAATCTATGAAATATCTCACGCTCGGCCAAAACATCATATTTATTATACTCTTTATACATTTCCCACTTCTCAGGAGCTTGCTCTGGATAATTGCGCGTACGCATTCCATTAACTCGAGTTGCTTTACACGGGCATGAGAAGTATTTAATAAGTGCTTTACCAGTATCTAACTTTTTATCTGTAAGATTAAGAGCCTTTGATACTCCGTCCAAAGAAAGTGGTAAACCGCAATACGCAGCTTTTACAGAGGTACAATACCACTGCTCTGCTGGAACATTATATCCTATACGCTTAAAGCTCAAGCGCTCAAATACTGCGTTATGAGCAACTTTTATGCATTCTGGGTCAAGTAATGCTTCTTCAAACTCTTCAGGCATTTCTTCGTCTTGAGCTAAATCAATAATGTTAACTGGCCCATCATCTAATGCATATCCTATAATCAGTATCTCAAAGTCTGGTGACTCTATATATTTATAGGCACCAGAGTCTTTAATATCTACTGAGGAAAATGTTTCGACGTCTATAAAAAGATATTTCGCCATTATTTCTTAATTTGATATTATAAAATTAGGAGTATAGGCGGGACTCGAACCCGCATAACAGGCGCACAAACCAATGGCGCTCTGCGGTTTTACCATTAAACTACTATACTCATTAATGCAGAGAGGAAATTACATCATATCGTCATCCTGAACAGCATTATCTCCACCGAAATCTTCTTCAGCTGTTGAGCCACCAGCCAACATCTCTCCATCTTCGAGCTTCTGGAGATTGTTCAATCCAGCAGCGATGCCTTTGGATGAAACATTGAAAGCATAGAAGCTGATTGAAGCACGGCCATAACAACCCGAATAGAACTCGTCTCTGCTCATGATTGGATTGAGTGAGCGGTCCACAATGCTCGGCTGACGCATCGAGTTTGCATTGATGAAATAGTGGTCCTCAAATGCTGGGTCATCCGGACGTTCTTCATCGCCATCGCGTAGAGGCAATTTGAGGTTTGCTGGGATACGGCCATTCTTATCTGCGAGTTTTGCCTTACCTGCTTCCTTTGCAGCTTCTATGGCTTTCTTGATTTTGTCAATAGTAGCCGTATCGCTCTTAGGAATAAGAACGCAGATATTGTACTTAGGAGTATCGCCCTCATTCATAGCTGTGGGCTCGAACACGTTTACATAGCAAAATCTTACTTTGCCAGTTACAACCTTGGTTGAATTTACTTGATTACTCATTGTCTTTTAATTTAAGTTGTTATTATTCTTTGAAATCTAGCTGTGCTTGAGCATATCCCATTGCTGGTCTCTTGTCTTCAAGCGGTACAAGAGTAGGTTTGCCTTGTGGCTTGATAACCACATCTGAGAGTATTTCCTCAAAACGCTTTTTGCCTACTAACTTCTCAATAGAAGTAATTGGCTTAAGCTTCATATTGAAAATCTCATCTTCTGAAAGTTCAGGGCAACGCGCAAAAATTGCATTAGAAGCTTGGTCTTCGTCAACCCATTTGCGTCGACTAATTCCTTCAACTAATTTAAGCCCCGGCCATTGCTTATTCTCATTAACCGCTTTAGTTTGTGCATATTCTGCTATTGAATTAGCCCATTCTATAAGCTTAGGCCCGCGCTTAACTATATCAGCAATCTCATCATCGGTTAACAACTCTGGGTCTGCGAATTCGTGTTGTGCAATTTCGAGTTGTTGCTCATAAAGCTTACGACACTGATTACGCACAGCACAAAATCTACACCAATCTCCAGCATTGAGTTCTCCTTTACCTTCAAAAGCAAGTTCAGCTCTTGGTCTAAGCTCCTCTTCTGCCCATCTGCGGAGTTCTTCAACAGATATTTGCCAACTTGATATGTTGTTAATGCGAGGCTGTATAATGGTCAATCGCACTTCCATTATATCGTACATTGTATCATATTTCTGCAAAGCTCCAAGCCCATAAAGCATAAGTTGCTTATTCCATTCAGCATATACTGGAACACCTTTTCCATATTTTAAGTCAATAACTTCCATAAGGTTGTCATTGATAACAACACAGTCGGCTGTTCCAAAGCTTTCAGGCACATATTCTGTCAAATCGAGTTTCTGCTCAATTTCCATGACAGCTAACGGATTTTCAGTTTTTGCTTCAGCTAATTGTTCTGAGCAATAATCCGTATAGATAGGTACAACTTCAAGCATTTCCTCGCTGAACAAGTCATTTGCCATTATCTCTTCGAGCCTTTGGTCAAAGTCTTGCTCACTAATGCTGTTAAGTGTATCTTTTCTCAGGTAAAGCTCTGAGAGCTCATGAGCTAATGTACCTTCTTCTGCATATACCGAAGACTTCTTTTCTCCGTATTCATCTTCAAGCTTGGCAGACGGAGTACAATTCAGCCATCTTCCTGCTCCAGAAGCCGAGAGGAGTGCATGACTCCTCTGACTATGTTTCTGTGGTTTAGTACTACTTGTCGCTTGAGCCATATTCTTTTATCGATTTTGCCAAATGACGGCATTGAATAGCACACTGAGCATAAAGCTCTGGATTTTCTCTGCGAAACTTCTGAGCTGCTTTTTGCAATTTCTTTGTACTCGACATAATTACAGTGACTCTAAGAAGTTATACATTTCATCATACTTAGCCGGGTCAAGCTTTGTTACACTCGGGGCTCCAAGCTCATTGAGTTTCTGCTTGATTACGTCGCGATGCTCATTGACCTTCTTTGCAAGCATTCCGCGAACATCCTCAATGCTCTTAGAGGCAGAAGAAGCAGCCGGAGCAGCAGGTGCTGAAGGAGCAGGCTCGGCAGCGCTCTGAGTCTGGGCAGGTGCCGCAGGCTGAGGAGTAGGTTTTGCGGGAGCTGGCTTTGCTAGCGCAGCAGGAGCAGGTTTAGAAACTGAAGCGGCTACTTGAGCTCCACTTGGAACTCCTGCTGCAAACAATGAAGTTAAAAACTTCTGCGTATTTTCAGACAGGTTTACGCTAACCTCAACAGAAATTTTAATGGTTTCCATTTTCGTAATTTTTAATGAAGTTATCTAAATAGTTAATAAACTCGTTTACTGTCATATCTGGTACGTTTGAGAGTTTTTGGTGGATAAGCTCATTATTCTTATATATAGATACGTACACGCCTTTATAATTCAGCTTTACTTTATACTCGCCTTTCAGCATTGTTAGGCATCCATCTTCAGATGAACCTTTCCAAGTATTTGCTGAAAACAAATCAGTTACTAACACGCCAATATGATTGGCCAATCGCTCTAACTGTATAACATCCAAATTGGCTTCACCCTTTAACACACGGTCAAATGCCTGTTTCGGATATTTAACAGTAGGAAATAACACCTTCGCTAAATCTTCCGTATTTAGCTTGTAGTGCTCAATTACATTACCTATATTAAATTGTTCCATATTTTGGTGAATTTTATTATCTTGTTTTTGATATGCAAATATACAAACTATTCTCGAAAGAAAAAAATTTTTCCATTATTTTTTGAGAATTTATTTGTTAAAAATAATTAAGCAGCAATTTTAGTGCGGCTTTGAGATTGCCGTAAACAAAGAAACAATGAAAACAATACCCCTATATATTTCAAACTTAATTTCTTAATTTCCGATTAACATTAAGGTTAATAAGAAATATCAGCTTTTAATACGAAAAGATTTAATGAAATTATTGTTTCTTTGTTTACAGCATATATAAGTAATTAATTTTGAGCACTTTAGGCGTAAACAATGACTTGTTTCTGTTGTTTCTGTTGTTTACCGCTTTATGAAGTATTTTGCACACAGCCATATAATTACTAAGGCTATGGCGGTTATCAGGTATTCACCAATATTAATTTTTATCTTTTGCCATTTAGTAAGCCGAGCTTCTACAGGGTATGCAACTTGAATTGTATCAACTTTTTCTCGCCAGAGAGTATCATGCTTTTCTATGTATTTATACAAGTATTTATATTTACTGAGATACACGGTATCGCCTTTGTGCTCTACATAGATTGAATCTCTATGATATATGCTATCAATTTTGGTCTGAGATAAGTAAGTAGTATCTCTTTTCGTTGTTTCCACGGGCACATATTGAATTGACTTACAGCTATATAATATAGTGGCTAAAAATATAAGAGTAATTATTCTCGCTAATTCTCGCATAATCTTTGAGTTTTATTTGTTACTATTCATATTTAATATAAAAACCATTCTCATAATAATTTCTTATACACGAGAATGGTTTTTATGTGCTTCAGAGGTCTTTATACTCGTACTTAGCATCAAAGCTGGGGCATGCCTTAGCTGCAAATTCTCTGTGTCCATGAATAGTAGCATTTGGGTATTTTACCTTTAAGCTTTTCAGCAATTCGAGTAAAGATTGCTTTTGAGCCTCAGTGCGTGTATCTTTAGGAGTTTTACCGTCTTTAGCAACGCCTCCTACATAGCATACTCCTATAGAGTTTGCATTTTGACCTGAGCAGTGGGCTCCAACTACACTTTCATCTCTGCCTTTATGAACAGAGCCATCGAGCTCAATCACATAATGATAACCAATATCTTTCCAATGATTACCATTCACATGCCAATCTCGTATGGTCTCAGTTTTAACGTCTCGTCCTTCAGGAGTAGCAGAGCAATGGACTATGATTTTATTTATCTTTCTCATTTAATGTTAGCAATTGGCTTATTTTGTCTAATATCTCATGACCTTGTTCGGCAGTAGTAGCTTGCACAATCTGCTTAACTATATCAGGTACTTCTGCGGCATGAGCCTTTTTACGTTTGCTATTTTCAACTACAGATTTACCTTCAATATATATAACTGCGACAGTACATAGAATTGTGGCAAATGGAATTATATAGAATGATAACAAGCTTCCAAGTATATCAAACATAAGGGTAAAAAGCATCAGCCTTACATAATCGCCGATTTTTGTAATCGTTCTACGAAATCCGTGCGATATCAATGTTTGGCCGAGTGCTTTTGCTGTCGTTGTTCCACTCCAGAAGTCTACGATACTGCTTAGTATCATGAAAAGCCAGCAGACCAGAATAATACCAACTCTAATAGCTATGAAAAACATTAGTCCGTCAGAGTTCTTTGCTTCAATCAGTTCTAACATACTATACGAATTTTTCCCAGTCCAACTTGATTGCTTTTTCCGATTGCGTCAGCAGTCCATCTGCAGAAAATCATGCCATCATACCCATCTGGGTCATTGGCTACTTTATGAGCATACCTTAAGCATGCGGCCTCATCTTTCAGAGGGTCTGGATAGAAATCTGCATAAGCCATGTTAGCCGCATAGGTAACATCACCTGTTGTCACTTTGCCAGGAATGCTCAATCCTAAGCTTTCCATAGACTTTTTGACTTGGCTTGCAGTCCAAGAATGCTGTTGGCCATTAGCATTTACCATCATTTTACTTACGTGCTCTGCAAGAGCATTTGTAAAGTGATAGCCGTGCTTTTTGACATACTCAGAATATCCTTTAGCAGACATGAGAGCATTCGCTGTTTGCTCATAAGGCAAATCGAATTTGACCTTATGTTCACCATGAGGAGTAGCTATTCTGCTTTCTACTACTACATCCTCTTCATCTTCGTGCTCCTTATCATGGTCGCACGTATGATGCTTTACTATGATACATTTTAATCTGTGTCCCATAACTTTTAGCTTTCAAATTTTTTGATGAAATTCTCCATCATTTCCTGCTGCTTTTTCATGAGTTCTTTCATCTCGCCAATAGAGCCTTCAATTTTGCCAAAGCGCTGCTCTGTTTCTTGCTTTTCCTTATACATAGGATTAAGTTCTGCGAGTAATGAAGGAGCTTTGTCAATGATGTTTTGAGCTTTAGAAGCAGAAGCCAAAACCTGTTCAGCATTTGCCTTTTGAGCTTCAACTTCGCTCGTCAATCCAGATTTTTCTGTTGACAGAACAAGATGCCCGGCATAGGTAACTGAATGGCTTTCAGGAATAGCGTAAGTTGCCATTTTTCCATTGGCCTCTATAGTAACATCTACTACCATCTCTGTTTTGCCAGTCTTCTGGTTCATTTCTAATCGAGGAAACGATACCTGAGTGGCTTTGCCTTGAATAAGGCTAAATTCCTGTGTATCAAGAATGTATACAGGATAATTCTGCTTTATATCTTTGAATAACAACATATAGCTTATCTTTTTGAATTGTTAATAAAAAAGAGGGCACTCAGAGAAGTATAAAACTTCCCTAAGTACCCTCAATTTCAATTAGGCTGCTGGTGCAGCCGCTGGAGTGATTGATACCGTCAGTGAACTATATATAGCCAGACAATTAGAACTACCACAAGAAACACTAGCTAATCGTTGAGTTTGTCCCTCGGCTGATAATACAACATTTATAGGCAATCCGGTTTGTTCTTGGAATGTGGCCATAAACTCTTCAACAATAACCTGAGTTGTTGCTTGACAGCCACATCCTGGCGTTACTATTGTTACAGTAGCAATAACAGGCACAAAAACAGTCGTTCCATTAAAGATTGGAGTACCAGTCTTATAAGTTACGAATGCTTCAGGCTGGTTTGTTGAGTTCTCACAAATTCTACGGCACAGGCGCTCTTTGTATGTTGCTAACAAAGATACTCGGTTGGGCACTTGTGCAGTGGATAATCCCACAGGTGATAAATATACTGCCATATCAGTGTCCTCCTTTAATTAGCAGCCACAGCCATTTCCACAACCGCAGTTATTATTCCAGCCACAGCCACAATTGCCAAGCCTGTTGAAACGCTCGTTAATCAGATTGTTTTGGCGTTCCTGAGAAAGCTCGAACTTAAGGTCCTGAATTTTCAGAGCCTGTTCATCCTTCCAGTGATTGTTCAGAGTGTCAATGATGCGCTGAGTGTTGTCCTGACCGGCACGAAGAATATCACACTTATCTTGCTGAGCCTGGAAAGCAGTAGCTGAGAAACCTTGTGTAATTGCAAAGCCAAGATCACGCTGGCCATTGTGGAGTTCGCTAGTCTGCTGACAAGTCTGGGGCTGAACATCTGCGCGGAAATCGGCAATCTGGCGCTGAGTCTGACAGCAGCAGTTCTGGAGAGCTTGGATAACATTGCAGTCACCGAGGTTAACAGCATTGATAACACGTTCAGCAGAGAAGCCAACCTGACCAGCAACTTGCTGGATAGCAGCCTGAACATCGCAGCAGCACTTCTGAAGAGTGTTGAAATCAATGTTAAGCGTCTGAGCCAGCTGGCTAAGAGCAAAGCCATTGCCCTGGATAGCAGACTTAATGCAATCAGCATTCTGGTTGTCCTGCAACTGGGTACGGATAGCATTGAGCTGAGCCTGAGTTTCGATACCCTGGGTAGCAGTACCTGCACCATCCCCACCAAAGCCTCCATTGTGGAATAGAGCCAGGAACATAAGATACGCAAAAGGATTGTTCATCCAGTTGTTCATACCTCCACCCATCATGGCAGCCATAGGGCCCCAATCGTCTCTGCGGTTATTACCATTTGCCAGGATGGCAGCTGCGAGCGCGTTGTCGTTGTTATCGCGGTCGCAACAATAGATTTTTTCTACAGTTTCTCCCACAATTTGAAGAATTTAGAAATTTGTTAAACAATAAAGTTAATTATATGCAGACGCCTCTCTAGAAAAGGCGGAAAGCATCAAGCTGTTATTTCATATGGCTTTAATATCGCATTTTTGACACAAGCGACAACATCGTTGAAATTATCATCAGTTACAGGTGTGCACAGTTGCTCCCTATAATTTCCATGACCTTGCGCAATTCTATACGTGCAATCTGCTATATCCAAATTCAAGACTTTAGCAATAAACGTCTGAAACAGAGTTGCCGCGATGATATATCTTGTAATACCAAAATCCGCGTGTATGGAATCACGAGTAAAGTCATTCTTGTTACTCCAGTTCGCCGTGTTGTTCATAAACGGATAAGTGCTACTTATATTATCCAAATCAGTTATTGCTTCTGCTTGAGAGATTGTAGGTGGTGCAGGACTGGCACTTGTGTATATAGTGGATTGTCTTAATGTAGAATTTGCTCTGGCATTTTGTACCGCCGTTCCCGAAGGAATAACAAATTTTACATCTTCACAGTTCTCTATACAATCCTTGTAATTTGTGACTATATTATTCCACATGCCCGTTTGTCTTTCTTTTTGATTACTTCCATAGCTTAACCATTTATCGTCATTTGCTCCACTTGGACCGTGCGACTCGGAGATTGTATGATATACAGAGAATGCCCAAGTCATGTTCATGCCAAATACTGGGTTGCTGTATAAACACGACTTCTTGCACCTATTTATCATATTTTGGACAATATTGTTAGTTATATTTTCATCTTCTCCTTTTGTCCAAAATGCGGATTGGTCTTGGTAAGGTGATTGATATGCCCCGTTTTGAAGTATGATAAAATCCCATGCTTCGTCAGCGAGTAACCACTGTAATAAAACTGAATCATTAGGTTTTTCCCCCTCATCCGTAATATTTGAATCCGTATCTAACCATTCCCCCGTATTACCGTTATATATCTGCCATTTTGTTGCCTTATATTTCCACTTATTATAAGTAACTCCTAAACCTGAATCGTATCTGTCAATAAAAGTTTGCAAGGTAGAAGCACCTATATAGGCATTCCCTAACACAACATCTTTTCCAAAAGATGCGCAAATATTACCTACCTCATTTATTGTATCAACGCCAAATGACGAGCCAATAAATAAAATTTTAAGTGTTGTTTTATAATCAGATACAGATATATTCTCAAGATTATCTTGTAATTCCGTTACCTTATTATTTAACGCTTTGATGCCCTGCGTGTTTTGGGCAATGTTCCTTTCATTTTTTGTTATACGAGCATCAAACCCTTGTTGTTTATTAGGCACATTATTTATATGGAAATCCGACATATATGTTTCTGCATCTCCCTCAATATGAGTATTTCCGATATGTAATCCTAAAACAACCGCACCATTAGGCTTTAATTGTCCTCTGTTTTTTTCAGAACTTGAACCTCCAGCTGTCCCTGAGACTTGGTTGCCAGAAGAATTAAAAAATTTAAACGTAATTCCGCTAAATATATTTTCTTCGCCTTTGGTTATATAAATCAATGTACCATCAGGAATATTAGTAACATCAATTCTACCTAATGCGCTATTTGTTGCATTTGAAACGGGATTATCTCCTAATGTCGAACCAGCATAAGCGTGATTAGGATAAATTCCCAATTGCGCTCCTGTCGTATAATTAGCACTTCCTCCAATCAATGTATTATTTAACGCTTCGATGTCCTGCGTGTTTTGGGCAATGTCCTGCGTGTTTTGGGCAATGTCCTGCGTGTTTTGGGCAATGTCCTGCACTAATGAATTCGTAGAAATAAATCCGAGAAATGAAAATTCATTTATATTCTTGATATTTTCAGTTGTCCCGTGTATATATAATTCTGATGCTTCTGCGGATAATTGAATATATTGCCCCGCCTGAACATAACTATATGATACATCTTGCTTAGACTTATTCCTAAATTTTAATACAAGTCCCATATCAGCAATACGTTTTCTTTGCCCGGTATTGCTATATAATGAAATTATACTATTAGTATTTCCCGATATTGGTATAGGCCCAGAATTTCTCAAATAAGAACTACTATTATTACTTGATAAACCTTCTCCATTGCCTGTCCATTGTCCATTTACAAACGTGGAAGTATCAATAACTAATCCTAATAAGTTAGATAACTTCTTATTAGTTATAATACCTGTTTCTATTGATACCCAAGAATTCTCATTTTTTTTTAAAATTAAGCATTCTCCGTTATTCGCAATTCCACTGAAATTAGAATAAGTTCCACTTTCAGATGCTATGTAAAATACAGGGCCATCAGGAGTACCCGGATTTGTGCTGGGGGTTGCTACACCCGCAAAAGATGCGTTTTCCCCCACATTGCTAATAATATTATTAAGGGCCTTTTGTAAAACTGCTCCTGTTATTTCTTGATTGCCATTAGTCTTTATAACGTTAGCAACCGCTGCTTTTAAGTCACTCCAATTTGCCATTTTTATTTTATATTAAAATCGTTATTACAATCTTCGTTAAAATCTCCACCAACTAATTCAGGAATATAACCTCCTATATTAGCTATGACAGTATCAGTTTCAAACTCACATTCAACTGCTGCTAAATCTCCTTGGTCTTCCCATTCAGGCTCCATACTAAATGTTGTCAAATCGTAAGTCTGCAGTTTACTTGTAATTTGTTTGCTTTCACATAGCCTTACAATCCTAAGAGCATCACATAGATATTCAGGAGCTACAAATGTAAACTTATAAATCTTTTTGCTTATTTGGCTCTCAGTAAATGTATAGCCCATCCGCTCAGTAGCTTCTTCCTCAAAATCATATTCAGGTTTGCCAATTTGCGTGTTTAAGTAGCACTTAAATTTGAAACTATCAGAAAAATCTACTATGCCATTTTTAAGCTCAAAGTTATATGAATTGTAATACTCAAGAAGCAGATAATCGTCTACCTTATTAGTTACAGTAAATACGTCAGAGTATATTGTTCCTAAGCCTGATATTGAAATAGCTAGATAATATAAACCTTCATGCTTTATTTCAATTATAGGAAGAGTGCCAGGGTATTTAAGAAGCTTAAAGCCAGTATATGACTTAATAGTCAAGCCATTTTCTTTCATGCTACGAGTTATATCTATAAATTTCCCAGTATTGAAATTATATAGCCTAACCCAACTTATAGATGTGCCACTAGCAAGAACTACTTGAAAAGGCAATAGCATACTCTTATATGTTATTAGTGGATAAACCTGGCCAAAAGCATAATCTTTACGATGATTTTGCAAAGCAATATTACCGTAAAAAGGTAGTGGCGATATGTTATTATTTACTAACTTCATGCCGTAAATTTAGTGATTATAAATAGTATATAAAAATTTTCTAACGTATTTAACATAAGCATTATTCCGGCCTGTAAAGCAGATTTACTTTAGCCATTCTAGTGTCTAAACTGATAGATATTTCGTCTATTTTGCCGTTTCCAAATGCTGTTTTAATAAGTTCTAGTTCGTCTAGGTCTTCTTCTGTAGGAAATTCTATAGTATGTTTCATACATTTTTTTATGTCCCTCGCATATAAATAACTAAGCACATTAGACTCTATGCTATAGGCTGGCACATCCCATAAATAAAAATTCTGCAAATATATCCATGAGGCATACCAATTCTGAGCTACAGCAGTATAAATGTCTTTGTTTTCATCGACAAGGCCATTTACTGTTATTATTGGCAATTCGAGAGTAGAACCATTTTTAACGGGGCATAATAGAGCAAAACCATCTTCAGAAAAATTTGAAGGATTGAATAGCATATAGTCTACATCAGATGAAAACTGACCTATATTTATTTCTTCTGTTTTATCTTTTTGAATATAGTTAGATTTAACATCAATAGTATTACCGCCAAACAAGTCTGTTACGTCATCCATCCAGGCAAATTCGTATCGCTGATTTAAGTCTGACTTATCATATTCTATTTCAGATTGAAAATAAGACGATAGCTTTTTATTAAACTGGTCTGTGAGCTTTGTAAAATCAAGCTGATAATTTGATTTGCCAGAATAACTACCACCATTCATGAAGAAATATATGTGCTCAATTTTAAATTTATTATCTTCTATATACCAATAGCATCTAAAACAGTCGCGCAGCATTTTCATAAGTTCTTCTAATGAAGCTTCCGCTTTTTGAGCTGGCCGGTCATAGTCTCCTTTAAGTATATTAGTTTTTTGTGTTATATATACATAAAATCTTTCCATTCCTAACGGGTTAGAACTTCCATATAAGAATTGACTATATTCAGATGTTGGTTCGTGCGTAATATTTGGGTCTATTTTTTTAAGTATAGCCTTTATGGCCGCACCTATAGAA